GCTGCTCGGCAGCGATGCGTCGGCGAGCTTGACGGGGATGATGCAACTGCCCGTGAGTGTGTGACCCATGCCTGACGCCATGGAAGACCAGATCGCTGACGCCGTGGCGACCGGAAACCAACAACCCTGAGCCACCCGCACCTCCAACGCCAGCTCGGCAAGTCGAGATGAGCGACGGGATGGCCGCGGCCGCCTTAGGGTGAAGGGGAGCACCTTCACCCACGAGGCTCGATCGAATGCGTTCGCCGGCCGTCTCGAATCACTTCACCGATGCCAACGGCAACCCATCCGGTGGCACCACGTTCGGTCAAGGTTTTGCCATCGGGTGGCAGAACGGTCCGCTCGGTCGTGGCGAGGAGCGGAAGCAGCCAAACGGGGCGTTCATCGAGGACATCATCGCTGCGGCCAAGGATCGGCTGGAGTTCTACCAGGCGTCCAAGTTCGCCTGCGAAGCGAACGAGACAGCCATCGATCTCCTGGCTGCGGCCCTCGGTGTGCTGAACGCCCGCACGGCCGATCGCGAGAAGCGTGCCGTCGAGGGCACACACGCCCCCTGATCGCCCAACCACATGGCCATCGATATCAACATCGACCTCGGTTACGCACTTGCTGCCTGGGTGGTCGCCGACTTCCTCTCGGGTGTCGTGCATTGGATTGAGGACCGCTACGGTGACCCAGCATGGCCCGTCATCGGCCGTCACGTCATCGAGCCGAACATCCTCCACCATCGGGACCAGATGGCGTTCACCGCGGGTGGCTACTGGCAACGCAACTGGACCACGCTCGTGCCGGCGGCGGCTGCCGCCGGGATGGCGTGGCTGGCCGGCTCGGCATTCCTGGCGGTCACGTTCCTCATGCTCTCCCAGGCGAACGAGATCCATGCCTGGGCTCACCAGCGATGCGTGCGCCCGATCCGCGGTCTGCAGCTCATCGGCATTTTCCAATCACCGGAGCAGCACGCCGATCACCACCGGCGGCCGTTCGACCGGAACTACTGCACCATGAGCGACTGGCTCAACCCGTTGCTATCGCGCGCCGGCTTCTGGCCCGCCCTCGAGCTGCTGGTGGCGAGGGTCACCGGGCTATCGCCACGACCCGAAAGGCAGGTGGCTTGATGCCGCGCAAGCTCCCTTACGTCAGCGTGCCGAAGCCCCGCCGCCGCCCCAGTGCCGCGGCCCGCGGGTACTGCAGTCGCAAGCATCGGGAGTGGCGGCTCGCTGTCCTGCGACGGGATGAGTGGACATGCCAGGATTGCGGCCGGGTCTGCACTGACAAGGCAGAGGCGCACGCTGACCACGTCAGCCCGATCGTGCAGGGGACTGACTACTGCGAGGACGGGTCCAGTAGGTACGACGTGCGGAACGGTAAGTGCCGCTGCATCCGATGCCACAGCCGCAAGACGCAAGCCGAGAACGCCGGAGGGAAACGAATTCCGGCCGACCCCAGGGGGGGCTTCCAAAGTTCCAAAGCCCCCACGAATCCAAACCACCTGCTTGCCGCACGCACGCGACCGGGAGTTTTCGAGGGGGGGGGGTCGAATTCGCAATCCCCGGGTGAAACGGCGTCTGGGGCCGTGCGGTGGCCCGTCGTTGTGGACCCTGCCATGCCACCCGATCGGCTCCTCGTCGGTGGTGTTTGGATTGCCCTTGGGGTGCCTGCCGGGGGTGTGGAGTGAGTACCGGGACGATCCGAAACCGCGTGGTGAGGCTGGCGAGCGTTCGTGCCGGCGACCTGGTGCCGAACCCCAGGAACTGGCGGACGCACCCGGCCGGACAGGCCGCCGCGCTCCGTGGGATCCTCGCCGAGATCGGGTACGCGGACGCCCTGCTCGCGCGGGAGTTGCCGGATGGTCGGCTGATGCTGATCGACGGTCACCTGCGGGCCGAGACGACACCCGACCTTGAGGTGCCGGTCCTGGTCCTCGACCTGAACGAAGAGGAGGCTGACAAGCTGCTCCTGTCCCTTGACCCGCTCGCCGCGATGGCGGAGGCGAACGCAGAGGCGATCGGCGAGCTGCTCCGCGAGGTGGAAACAGGCAGCGAAGGGCTGCAGAAGATGTACGCCGGGATGGCAAAAGACGCTGGCCTTCTCGCCGATGCCGACGCGTCGAGCCCGCAAGAGTCGGACTTTCAATACGAGCAGCAGTACGGCGTCACCGTGGTGTGTCGCGACGAGAGGCACCAGCAGGAGATCTACGATCGCCTGACGTCCGAGGGGCTGGAGTGCAAGGTGGTGGTCGTATGAAAATCGCCGTCCGCAATCGGTGCTCCGACTTCAACTCGTACCGGGCCGCCCGCGTGAAAAGCCTCTTCAACGCGGAGAGCGGCTGCGACTTCACGCTCGACGCCGATCTCCCCATAGATGACAGCGATTGGAAACTCGGGCTTGTGGTAGGCCCGTCCGGCTCCGGCAAGACCTCGATCGGAAAGCAGATATTCGGCGACGCCGGCGCGGTGTACGACCCGTCGGACTGGCCCGCGGACAAGCCGATCGTTGATGCGATTGCCCCTGGTGGCGACTTCGACGCGGTGACGGGCGCTCTTGCGTCTGTCGGGCTTGGAAGCGTTCCGGCGTGGTTGCGCCCGTTCCACGTTCTGTCGAACGGCGAGCGCTTTCGGGCGAACCTCGCTCGGCTCGTGTGCGAGGCACCGCCGAAGGTTGTGGTCGACGAGTTCACCTCGGTCGTGGACAGGCAAATAGCCAGGTTCGGTGCGCTGGCCTTCCAGAAGTCGTGGCGTCGAACCGGCGGGAAGTGCGTGCTGCTCTCTTGTCACTACGACGTGATCGATTGGCTGGAGCCGGACTGGGTCTACGACACCTCAAGCGGCCAATACGCCGGGAGGCGTCTTTGGCGACGGCCAAAGTTCGACCTCGAGATATGGCAGACGGACAAGCGCTACTGGCACCTGTTTGAGCCGCATTACTATCTGAGGCTGCCATCGATGATCGCGGCAACGTACTACGTCGGGTTCGTCGACGGGGAGCCCGTGTGCCACCTCGGGGTTTCCCCGAAGCTCGAGGTGGGAGGTATGCGCGCGAGTCGCATGGTCGTGATGCCCGAGTGGCAAGGGGCCGGCGTCGGTGTTCGCTTCTTGAACGAGGTGTGCCAAATGCAGATCGATGGCCGCGGCCCATACGGCCGTCGCCCGCGCTGCGTTTTCTTCCATACGTCGCACCCAGGCCTGTGCCACGCACTGCGCAAGTCGCCCGGCTGGAGGCAGGTGAGCGCGGTGCTCGCCGGCGGGAATAAGGCCAGGAGCCGGAGAAGCATGCAGAAGTCGGGAGCGGTCACTGCCGGTTACGGCGGCCACTTCCGCGCGGTCCAGGGTTTCAAGTATGTCGGCTGTGCCTAGGATGCGCCTCTACATATGCGGCCAGCGTGAGTTTGGCGCACGTGTCCTTCGGCTCGCCGTCGGCATGGGGCACGATGTCGTCGGCTGCTGCTGCCCGGTCGGAAACTCTAAGGGCGACGGGCCTGACCGCACGCGTGAGGCGGCAGGAGTTTTCGGGGTCCCTTGCATCCCGTCCGGAACGCTGACGCACGACAAGGTTCCCGAAGGCGTTGACGCGATCGTCGCCGCGCACTCGCACGACTTCATCGGGCAGCGAACCCGCTACAGGGCGAGGTACGGAGCGTTCGGCTACCACCCGTCCCTACTCCCCAGGCACAGGGGCCGCGATGCAGTTCGCTGGACCGTGCGCATGCGAGACCCTATCGCCGGAGGATCCATTTACTGGCTGAACGAGGTTATGGACGGAGGCCCGATCGCCGCTCAGGAATGGTGCTGGGTGTACGGCGATGACACGCCCGAGCGGCTTTGGAGGGAACGGCTGTTTCCGATCGGGCTGTCGCTCATGGAGCGAGTCCTTTCCGACATCCCGCGGCACTTTGAAAACAAGGTCGCGCAGGACGAGAGGGCGGCCACCTTTGAGCCTTCGATGAGCCCACCGAGGGCATTCCGGCCGGACCTGCTTGGCATCCCGTTTCGTCACGCGTGCTAAGGGAGGAACCTATGGGAAAGCGGGGTCCACCGCCAAAGCCCACGACGCTCAAAATCGCCAGCGGAAACGCGTCGAAGGAGAACCTCGACGACCGTGTGCGGCGCGAGCCTCGCCCGCACGATGGCGACATCGAGCCGCCGGTGTGGCTGACGGGAGCGGCCCTGGAGAAGTGGGGCGAGATGCTGCCCATCATCCAGGGCATGAAGGTGATGACGTCGGCGGACGTTGACGCCCTGGGTCGGTACTGCGTGCTTCACGAGATGTACGTGAAGTACCTCGACCAATGCCGTCGCGGCCTCGATGTGCTCGTGCTCCGCGATGCGAACGGGAAGGTCAAGTACATGCAGAGCACGCCGGCCGCGGTGATGTTCCAGAAGCTCGGCCAGCAACTTGACCGCCTTGGTCAGCAGTTCGGCCTGACACCTTCTTCTCGCACGGCGATCAACGTGGACCACGGGGAGACAGCTGACAGTGTCCGAGCTTGGCTGGACGAGACGACTCTGGACGCCGGATGAGCAACGACTGCGGCCCGAGTTCCTCGACGGCTACGTCTGGAACGGCAAGGCGGCTGAGCGGGCGTGCCAATTCATCGAGCGGTTTTGCCGGCTTCCCGGCAAGACTCGGTGGGGCTCGCCTGTTCGGCTTATGCGGTGGCACGCCGACGAGGTGTTCTACCCTTTGATCGGGTGGGAACGCCCGGACGGCAGGCGACGGTTCCGACGAGGCGGGCTTTTCGTCCCGAAGAAGAACACGAAGAGCAGTCTCACGAGCTGGCTGACCACGTTCTTCATGACCGCCGACTTCCCGCTCACAGACGTGTTCGGAGCGGCTACGGACCGCAACCAGGCGAAGATCATTTTCAACATGGTGGCCCGCTCGATCCAGAAGAGCCCCGCGCTTTCTCAGATCCTCACTGTCGTCAAAAGCTCCTCGACGATCGTCAATAAGGAGCACGGCAACGAGTACCGATGCCTTTCCTCCGACTCGTGGAGGCAGGAAGGCTTGAACGGAAAGGTCGTGATCGACGAGATTCACGCCCACCGATCACACGACCTGATCGACGCGCTGGTCTACGCAAATCGAGCCACGCCAAACGGCCTCGTGCTCGGGATATCCACGGCCGGTTCCGAGCGGTCCGGAGTCGGCTGGCAGTGGTGGCAAGACTGTGAGATCGTGTCGCGTGAGCCTGAGGCAATTCCGAACTTCTACGGGAAAATCTACGCGGCCAAGGATACCGACGACTTTAGCGACCCCGCGTTGTGGAGACGCGTCAACCCGTGCATGGGCGTCACGTTCCCGGAGGACGAGTTCGCCGACGACTACAAGGACGCTCTAACCGACCCGCGGAAGATGGCCCGCTTCTTGCGGTACAGCCTGAACGTGTGGTGCGCCGCCGACAGCCGCTGGATACCGCCCGAAGAGTGGGCCGCCTGCTACATCGCCGAGATGCTGCTCGCGGACAAGGCCGAGTGCTGGATCGGCGTGGACCTCGCGTGGTCGGAGGACACGACCGCCGTCGTGGCGATTTTCCCGGACAAGAAAGGCGGTTTCGACGTGTGGTGCCGCATCTACCTACCAGAGGAATTGGTCGACGATCGCGAGCGACGGGATCGTTGTGAGTACCGACAATGGGCCGAAGACGGCTTTGTCATTCTGACGCCTGGCGCCGTCACGGACTACGACTTCATCCGACGCGACATCGAAGCGCTTAACCGCAAATACACCATCAAGATGATCGCGGTCGACCCACACAACGCGACGCACATCACCAACCAACTTGATGGTGCAGGCCTGCCTGTGAAGAAGTACCCGCAAAGCTACGCGGGGATGAACGCTCCGTGCCGGTTGATCGAGACGCTGATCTCCAAACGAGCGATCCGACACACGTCTCCAGCGCTAAGCCGGCAAATGGGTAACGTCGCCGTCAAGATGAACGCGGAAGGTCTCATCCGTCCGCTCAAGCCGAAGCTTAACTCCCCGCTTCGAGTCGACGGACCGCTCGCGATGTGCATGGCCTTCGGTGCTTGGAGCGAAACGGGGCAGGAGCCGGAGAAGCCCAAGGTTCGCCCGAGGATTCACGCGCTATGATCTCCCGCAACGCTATCTCGGTGCCGCGCATCCGTTCGTTTGGTCAAGCCTCCCGGCGATCGGCGGACAACCAAGACGTCAAGCGGTGGATTGACGAGGACGACGACTTCGGGATCTCGTCTGCCGGTGTGCGAGTGACCGAGAAAACGGCGATGCGGACGGCCGCGTTCTTCTCGTGCACCCGCGTTGTTGGCGAAACGATGGGGGTTCTCGACCTCCATCACTACCGCCGGATCGAAGGCGGCGGATCGCTGCGAGAGCCGGGCTGGATCGACGATCTGCTTTCGACCTCGATACACCCGTCGCTCACGCGAAGCGAATGGTTCGAGCGGATGGTGACGAACTTCGAATTGTGGGGGGCGTGCTACGCGCGTCTCATTCAAGGACCGGACGGGACCATCATGGCCCTTGATCCGCTGCATCCGACGCAAGTCCGATGCGTTCCTATGCGGAACGGCGAGCTGGCGTTCGATGTGGTTCACGATGACGGTTCGACCGGAATCTACGGCCAGGAGGACATGTTCTGGATGCACTTCATGCCGGTCACCAATCGGTTTGGAGAGCGAAAGGGGCAACCACTTCTGGAGCTCGGCCGCGACACGATAGCGCTGTGCCGGGCGATGGAGAGGCACGCCAGCAAGTTCTTCTCGAACGGCGCCAGGCCCGGCGTCATCATCGAGACGGACCTCGAGCTCTTGGACGAGGACATCGTGTCGCTGCGCGATGCGTGGGAGCGAATTCATCGTGGCCCGGAGAATTCCAACCGCACGGCGGTCATGGATCGCGGGATCAAGGCCCGGGAGTTTGGTGCCGCCAGCAACCAGGACTCACAGTTCACCGAGGCGCTGGAGTTCGAAACAGGCCGCGTCTGCGCGATTATGCGCGTTCCTCCGCACATGGTTCAGCTGTTCTCTAATCTCAAGTACGCGACCGTCGAACAGGGGGCAATCGATTTTCGGAACTACACCATCGGCCCGCGGGCGAATCGCTTCGAGCAGGCGTTTGTCCGCAGCCTGGTCCTCGACCCGTCGACCCACTTCGTTCGGTTCAACCTCGACGAGCTCGAGCGTGGCGATGCAACGTCCCGCATGGGTGTCTCGAAGGATGGGGTGTCCACCGGCATCACGTGCGTCAACGAGGAGCGAGCCAAAGACGGCAGGAACCCGGTAGCCGGCGGCGACGTGCACCTTGTGCCGGCGAACTACACCACGCTGGAGGCGCTGGCCAGGCGACAGGCCGCGAACCCAGAGAACATCGAGCCGGTGCTCGATCGCCTTGCCGCTGGTGGCATTTCACCGGATGCGGCCCGCGTGCTGCTCTCGGTCCAGAATCCGATGCTGTCCGCGGAAGAGGTTACCGCCATCGTTGCCGGAACCGTTCCTGGGGCGCAGCCTGACAAGCCGCAGGTGACGACGCTTCTCCAAGTCATCGACGATATCGCGACCGGGAAGCTCACGAGCCACGGGGCGCGGGCCGTTCTCGCCGTTGCGTTCCCGCAGCTCGACAAGCAACTCGTGGACGAGATGGTCGGTGGGGTGAAGGTCATCACCGTGGATGCGGTGCACGAGCCCGAGCCGCTGGCCGCACCGTCTGCACCAGAGTCGGCCGAGCCGGCGGCGGAAGACCAGGCCACGCCGGAGACCATCGGTGGGGTGGACGTGGCCTCGCTAGCGCTCAATGGGGCGCAGGTCACAGCGTTGCTGGAGGTCGTGCGGCAGATTTCCGAAGGCACGATCACGAAGGAAGCCGCAACGCTGGTCATCACTTCGGCGTTCCCGACGATCCCCGAAGAGGTCGCCTCGCGTATGGCCGACGGTGCAATTGCCAAGCCGATCGAAGAACCGGCGCCAATCGAAACCGCTCCGCCCACCGATAACCAGGAGGCCCAGCCATGAACGGATTTCAGCGGCGATTCTTCAACTTCGAAAACGCGAACGAGGATCCTGAGAAGCTCCTTCGGCTTGAGCGTCGTTCGGTCAACGGCGTCGAGCAGGTGATTCTTCGTGCCTACGCCGTGCCGTGGAACACAGACACGCTCGACGGCGCTGTTGGGCCGTACGTCGAGCGAATCGCTCCCGGCGCTTTCTGGATGGTCGACGAGGCAAACCAGGGGAAGCGTTCGTTGATGACCAAGTCGGTGCTGAATCACAACGACGACATGCCGCTGGCGGCTTACCCGAAGACTCTCACGCTGCTGCAGGACGATTACGGCCTGTACTACGAGCATCCGCTGCAGGACACGACATACGCTCGTGATCTCATCACGAATATCGAAGCAGGAATCGTTCGCGGATCGTCGTTCCTCTACAAGCCTGGGAAGAGGAACGGCGACTTCGGGTGGTCGAAGGACGCCGAGGGCCGCAGCGTAAAGACGATCTTCCGCGCTCAGCTGCTCCTCGACGTTGGCCCATGCACTTTTCCGGCTTACGGCGAGGGCGACCTCAGCCTCCTGAAGCGGTCCTTTGACCGCGAGATTCACGAATTCCAGGAGGTGCGAAAGCGCCCGGACCTGTCGAGGTTCAAGCACAGGCAGGCCGAGCTGTCGAGGCTCATTCGTGGCAAGTGACAACCAAAAGTCTGGCGAAGTGTGCCGCGGCTGCGGTGCCAAGCTCCGGACGGCCACAAGCCGTCCGATGGGGGGCGGTTATCGCCTTCGATACCTCGAGTGCCGGAAGTGCAAGGGTGGACTGTGCCGCTGCGTGATCCGTGAGGCGGAAGCGCGGCACCGGTCATAGAACACTCGCTGAGCGACGGAGTGCGGTGAGCGGTCTTACGGTGCAAGGCAGAGGCAAACGGCCTCGCTGAAACACCTTTGAGGAGCCAAAACCGTGGCCGCAACTGCCGACGCCGGACTCGACACTTCCACCCAGCCGACGGACTCGAAGAAGACTCTCGCGATTCTCGCTCAGATCGCGGAGCTCGTTGCCGAGGCAAAGGTCATGATCGACGAGGGCGAAGCGGCCCCCGATGACGAGTCGCCCGAGGACGCGGAGGCTCGCTCCTCGATGATCGAGGAGGCACAGGCCAAGGCCCAGAAGCTGTGGAAGCAGGTGCTCCGCAACCGCAAGATCGCTGCCGAGCAGCTCGAGATGCGAAAGAACGCGATCACGTCCGTGCGGAAGCTCAAGGGCGAAGGCCGCTCCAACGGCCGTGGTGATGATGACGCCAACGATCGTGAGGACCTGGAGGACGGCGGGGCATCCGACGGATTCCAGGCTCGCGGCCGCCAGGACGCTGGCGCCGAGGATCGGAAGTTTGCCCGCCCGACGCGCGGCGAGATCAAGGCTTTCGGCGCCGGGGTGGATGCCGAAAAGCGTGCGTTCGAGTGCGGTCAGATCGCCCTCGCGACGTTCGGTGGGAACGCGCGGGCTCGGCAGTACTGCAAGGAGCACGGGCTCCTCAAGCGAGCTCAGAACACCGAGGACGACGCCGACGTGATCCCGACGATTCTGTCGGACGAGATCATCAAGTTTATCGACGAACACGGCGTGTTCCGCCGAAACGCTCGGCTCAAGCCGATGAAGAGCGGCGAGCAAGACGAGCCGCGTCGCATCAAGGGCCTCAAGATGAAGCCCATGGCTCAGTTGGCCGCGACCACGCAGTCCAACCGAGAGTGGGACAAGGTTCGGCTGTCGGCGAAGAAGTTCGGTGTCGACAACCGGTACTCGACCGAGTTCAGCGAGGACTCGATCATCGAGATCGGCTCCGACACGGTCTACGAGCATGGCCTCGCGTTTGCCGAGGGCATCGACGACTGTGGCTTCAACGGTGACGGCGACACGGAAGGCGACTACCAAGGCATCCTCGGGCTTATCCCGGCGATGCTGACGCTCCACTCCGGCAACGTCCGCAAGGGCGTGTACTTCGCCGCTGCCGACGCTGTCGAGGACTTCGACGAGGACGACTTCATCTTCGCGATGGCTCGCCTTCCGAAGTATGCCTGGACTCCGAATCTCCGCTGGTACTGCTCGCCGGCCGTGTATGCCGCGAGCATGCAGCGGATCAAGTTCAAGAAGCAGGGGAACACCGGAAACGATGTTTCGAACGGGTTCGCTCAGCCGTTCGGCGGCATCCCGGTCGAGCTCGTCAACGTGATGGACAACACCCTCGGGGCCGACCCTGGGAAGGTGAAGTTCATCCTCGGCGACCTCCGGCTCGGGTCGATTCTCGGCATGCGTCGGGATCTGACCTACAAGACCAGCGATCAGCTCCTCATGGCGAGCGACGAGGTGCTTTCTATCACCACGGCGCGGTTCGACATCAAGAACCACGGCCTCGGGGACGACACGAAGGCCGGCCCGATTGTCGTCATCTCGACGGCTGAAGACGAAGGATCGTGATCCTGATTTTCTAAGGCACGCCATGCCCCAGGCGGGGCGGTTGAGGTAATGCTCGGCCGCCCCGCCTGCCCTGGCGCGAAAGGGTGGCGTGATGCTTCGCTCCTACATCGGGCGGCCGTCGAAGCGATACCGTTCCATCGACGTGCTCGAACAGCCGGCGGTCGAACCGGTTTCCCTGCGCGAGGGCAAGGCCCAGTGCCGCGTCAGCCACGATGCGGAGGACGACCTGCTCCAGGGCCACATCCAGGCCGCACGCGAGTATGTGGAGGCCCGAAAGGGGCTCTGCCTCATCGACACGAAGATCTGTGTCGTGCTCGACGACTGGCAAGCCGCTGGGGAAATCCGGCTGCCTCGGTCGCCAATGTCCCCGACGGACGGCAGGCAGACGGTGCTCGTCGAGTACGCCACCTCGGCTACCGAGTGGGCCACCGTCGACGCCGGCCTTTACGCAGTCGATCGGCGTTCCATGCCGGGGATCGTTCGCCACGTTGGTTTTGACTGGCCGCTTCCATCGTCCCGCGAGGCTGCGTACCGAATCACGTACTGGGCCGGATACGGTGCGACCGGGCCGTCGGTCCCGCGCAGGTATCGCAACGCGATCCTGGCTCTCGCTGCCCACATGTACCTCAATCGCGAGGCGGTCGGCAGTTCATCGCTCGCGAAGATCCCGTTCATGGTTGACGAGCTCATCGGCCACCGTTCCGTGGAGGGCTACGCATGACGGTTGCCGCACATATCTCCCTGCACGCGGCCGTCCAGGAGAAGACGGACGGTGTGTTCCCGGCGATTACGGTCTACCCGGCCGACTACGACGAGCGCATCGGGTCGGAAGGCACGAAGGTCTTCGCGGCCACGGGAGCGGTCGAAGCGGGCGAGGAAGGCACAACGTTGGACGTGACGGGCAAGCTGACGGAGATCACCCGCATCGTCGTCCAGAACCTTGCATCGTTCGACGAGGAAGGAGACGCGGATGTCGTGCTGACTGGTGGCCCGCTTCCAGGGACTGTTACGCGTGGCGACATTGGCATCAAGACAAACGCGATCGCGGGGTGGCCGGCGGAGAACATTGTCGTCACCGGAACGGCGGGAACGCCGTACAAAGTCATCTGCCTCGGGAGGTGATCCATGCCGACGCCTGCCGGGCTCAAGAATCAGTTGGTGACCGTTGAGCGACTCCGCGAAAAGCCGACGCGTCTCGGCGAGAACAAGTCGACGTCGGACGCGTGGGCCGCGATCGGTCAGCCAATCTGGGCCAACGTGAAGTCGGTCGTCTCGAGCGAGTCGAACCAGGACGGCCGGGTTCAGGCCACCGTCATCTACACGGTGACGATGGACGCATTCCACGACGTGCGAGCCGCCGATCGCCTGCGGTTCGGTACTCGCATTCTGGGGATCCAGGGCATCAAGCCTCGCGGTCTCCGAAATGAGGAACACGAGATCACGTGCATCGAGGAGGTGCAGTGATGGACGGCCTGACGTTTTCCGGTAGTGGCGGGTTCCGCGGCGATCGATCGAACACTGTCCGCATCGAGGGCGATGAGGAGATCATCGCGAGGCTGTTTGCGCTGCCCGGAACCATCGGACGTCGTTACCTCGGGAAAGCGGTGAAGGAATCCATGCGGCCCATGAAGGCGGCACTGCTGGCCAATACCCCACACGGCCCGACCGGCAATGCCCGCGAGGCCGTGGCCGACAAGGTGAAGATTTATGCGACCGGCACGGTGTTCGGCATAGTCGGATATCGGCGCGCGGTGTCCAAGAAAGACCAGCGCGGAAACAAGGGCTTCCATTCGCACCTGCTCGAATTTGGCACAGACGAGCGACGGCCGAAGAACGGCCGGCTGCTGTCCACGCGATCGCTCGGCGGATGGCGACCTCCGGGATGGATCGGGCCGTCGGAGGCGATGTTTCGGCGAGCCAGGCCGATGCGAGCTCAGCGCCCGATGCTCAGGGCCTACCAATCGTCTGGCGCCCAGTGCGCCGGAATCATGGAATCCGAGATGGCATCCGCCCTCGATCGGGCGATCAACGAGCTCGGGGGTGCCGCGTGATCGAAGCGTGGGTGTACTGGCGTCTCGTGTCTGACCCGGGGACCGCGGCCTGGTTCGGGTTCCGTGTCACGCCGGTTATCGGCGAGCAGGTGCTGGCCAGGGACGAGAACGGCGACGTTCTGCCCTACGCCACGTACCGCGTCACAGACGCCCAATACCTGACCGACCTCGAGCACAACAAGCTCGACGGCGAAAAGTCGGTGGCAATCGAAGTTTGGGTCATGACCTACGAGGGGGCCAAGGCTGCCGCGGCCGCCGTTCAGGACGCGTTGCACCGAGCGACGGAGTCGGGGTTCGGCTGTAACGTGCATGTGTCGCTTGAAGAGGGTGAGCAGGACGACGCTGGCATTCCGGTCAACGGCAAAGACAAGCCCCTGTACTCGGTCATGAAAACGTTCCGAATCCTCGCAGAGATTTGATCCATGCCACTCTCCACGCTGCCAACGATCTCCGGCCTCACGCTACCTGCTGGCGTGCAGAAGGTGAAGCATCGCGAGGTCGAGACGACCTACGTGACCAAGAAGGAGAAGGTCACTGTCCTGGAGGACACCGAAGAGCAGTACGCCGATCCGCCCCTCGTTGAGGCCGCGAAGGTAACGGCGACCGACGTTGTCACGGCGTCCGGCCTCATTCGAAGCGACACGGTTCTTGCGGTGACCGATCCGTCCGAAACGGAAGGCTGGATCTGTGAGAGCTATCAAGAGGTCCGCGAGGCAGGCAAGTACGCCACGTGGGACGCGAACTATTCCTACTACCCACCTGAGGGCTCGTGATCCATGCCAACGCTTGAATCGTCCCAGGGCTTCACGGCCTACGGTGTCTCAAACGTCAAGAAGTGCACCACGAAGGTGGC